ATTCCAATACTGAGCATAGTTTTCTAGATTTCCTTGAACTACTTTAGTTATCGACCAGTCTTGAACACTCTCAAATACCGCAGGATAGTTTTTACTATCCGTAACTATTACTATCTCATCCGGTTTAGTTTCTAGGGATAAAACCCCATCCCACCACTGCTCTAGGAACTTAGAGTATCCTTCTCCCCAAATAGCTAAAGGTAGCCCAATAGTTACACGAGGGTTTTTAGGAAGGGAAGCCAATAGTGATTCCATACTTTTACATTATCGAATTGCTGAGCGAACCTTCTCGAGGTCTCGGAGTATCTACCTTCGGACTTCGATACCTCATAAGCATTTTCTAGCTGAGTAATAATCGAAGCGATATACGGAGTTTTCCACCAAGCAATCTGCGCCTCATCCCAAGATAGCTGGCCTTGAACCTTGAAGCCATCTTCGGCTACTAGATCTCTTGGCCCAGTCCAATCTGTTCCGATTACTCGAGTCCCACAGGCCTGAGCCTCAATTATTGGAATCTCAAATCCGCCTCCGAGGGATAGCTGTAAAGCTACATCCGCGGCGGAATAGAATCCGGCTAAATCTTTAGGATCTACTCCTAGCCGATAGTCGATCGGATCAGGAAAGATAACCGCCGATAGATCCAGTCCGCAAGCCTCCGCAAGTCTAGGAAGATGGAAGCCCCCATAGATTCCTTTAGGTTCAGTATGGATATAGAGATAAGCATTAGGCACTTTCTTTCTAAAAGCGGCGAAAGCCATTAGAGCCTCTCCAAATGCTTTGCGGTGAATCGACTTATTAGCTTTATTAGCCGAGTTCATTACTACTAGAAAATCATCATCTTTTAGCCCTAGAAATTCTCTAGCATCTTGCTTACCGATTTTCTCGGTCGGTTTGAAGGTAGAGATCGTATCTACTGAGTGAGGGATATAGATTCCCTCGATTCCAACCTCGGTCATTTGCTCGAGTCCAAAGGGAGACATCGCGATGGGAGTTACATTATCTTTCTCGAGCCATCTCTTTACCGCAGGAGGCATAGAGATATGGTCTAGTGGAACCCAACTTAGGATGTTAGGAAACTCCTCGGTAGGCCACATTTCGGGCTTTAGAACCCAGACATCGCAAAGAGTAAGGATGTAATCTTTCCAATCTTGCTTACTCATCTGCAACTTGTGTGCAACTGCTAGGGCATCTTGAGACATCGGCTCATAACCGCGGGCATAATGAGGGATCTCTCCATAGGGAGTTTTATGTGTCGCATTGTTTCCCTCAAGGCCATAATTCGAGACATGGGCTACATTTACCGAGTGCTTAGCTAAGTTATCTACTACCTGCCCTATTTGCATTCCATAGCCGGTTGGCTGATAGGGAGAGTTTGAGAAGGTAGTAATAGTTAGATCTAGATTTTCTACTTTCATATTTTCCTTTCTACCTAGAGAATAGCAAAAACCCTCGGATTTTGTCCGAGGGTTTCGCTTAGATTTCTAAGACTAGGCTGCGCTACCCTTGAAAATCTTGAAGTGCTCCTGGTGGCTAAGGTCACCATCCACGCGAATCATGAACCTGAATACGCTGAGATCATTGGCGAATTTGTAATCATCGCTTCTGTCTACTCTCAGGCCTCCGGCAAGGCGAACCTTGTATGAAGGCAGGTATCCAAAGCCCACGCTTGCGGCAGCTGAACCAACAGCGGCCACCGCTGGATTCTCAAATACTGGGAATCCAAGTAGCGTGTCTGGGGTTGCGGCTGTTAGAGCTGGCTGGAACAGATACTGTCCATCGTTGTCCTTGAGCTTGCGTGCGTTGCGGATAGCAGATGGAGACATCATGAATCCAGTTCCCTGCAATCTGCGAACAGCGCCATCAACGGAATATACGAGGTCAATGAGCTGGTCTGCCGTAAATAGTCCGCCTGCGATCGTGCCGGATACACCAGTTCCAGCGGCAGTGAATAGACCATTTGGCTTTGCGTTTCCGTCACCAGTGGTGAGTGCAGCATTTACTGCATAACCAATTGCGTTACCGGCCTGGCGTGCGAGAACTTCTGCAATATCCACTCCCGCATCATCGATAAGCTCACGAGCCACCGGCACCAAGAAAGCGTATTTGTATGCCTGCAGGGTAATGGATGAGAAAGTGGGTTCGCTCTCGTCAATCTCCGCACCTGCGGCCTCAAGTCCAGCAGTGCTGTAAGCAGTGAGCACAGGAATCTTGAGATCTTCGCCAGACTGCGTGTCGAAGCGGTCGGATACATCCAGCATCGGTCCAACTTCACGAGCCAGATCATATACACGAGCCACAAAGCTCTGTGGAACTAGACCGGAAGATCCCGATGGGGTTAGGGTTCCACGAGTCTCGAAAGCGTGAGAGCGAATCTCACCTTTTGCGAGTGCGCGGACATAGTCATAATCTGACTTGGTAACTTCTGCTACCTCGAATCCGCTAGTAGCTGCGGCGGCCTTTGCCTCGCGCTCTTCTGCCTTGCGGATTGTCTCGATAGCGGCTGCTCGCTCGTCAAGATCCTTATTGATGCGGTCGAACTTGTCCTGCTCTTCTGCAGTTAGGTCGCGCTTCTCGGATGCGGCTGTGTCAAGAAGTGCCTTCGCTTCTTCCCACGCCTTTGATCGAGCCTCAGCCTGTGCCTTGATAAAGGACTGTGACATTTGGCTTTTCTCCTATGTTATTTAGAAAACTCAGCCGCGCTAACGCGATACTGAACAGGTGGCGCTAACGCTCAACCATAGTTTTATGTTACACCATGCTTACAAAAGGAAAACCCGGCGAGTAGAAAGGATAAGACCTCGCCGGGTGGATGCTCGCTAAAACCTTGCGCTCAGGGGTTGCGCGTTTCAGTAGGTTTGATAATGCGAGTTTCCTTTATAGCGGCGCTCGCCGTTAGGCCGCTGTTGTTATCGCGCTCAGTTGGCGCGACATCTTTGTTGTCTAGTTTCCAGATAGCCTCTGCCCACTTATCGCTAAGAGAGTAGATAGCGCCAACGGAAGGATTACCCGCTAGATCGAGAATTACTTTTTTGATTTGTTCTTTGCTTGCCATTAGTTCCTCTTTAGTAGTAGGTCAAGTTGCTTACGCTTTAGGTCTAGTAGAGAAGGCTCTTCTGCCTTTTCCTCTTCTACCTGCGCGGTAGGGGAAAGGGTATCTACAACCTTCTTGATAATCTCGGATTCTTCCTCGGTAAGGTTAGCGCCTTCCTCGAGCTTTAGAACTACATCGGCAAGAGTATCGGCATCTACTCCGGTGCGGATAGCGAGTTTATCTAGCGCTCTTACACTTGCTTCGGTTTCCTGATATGCGGGGAAGCTCACGATCGACACCTCAAATAGTCTTACAGACTTTAGGGTTCGCTGAGTCATCTCAGTATTCCAAGCATCGCGCTTTACTGAGAATCCAAAGCTCATTTTTGACAAATCACCGCGGCGCAATAATTCCGCCATATCGCGGCCATCAGTTGTATTAGGGAGATCGGCCTCGACTCTTAGGCCTTTCTCATCTTCCATTAGTCGGAGAGTCTTAGCTCGAGATGAAGCTAGAACCCTTCCGGTATCGTGATTTACTAATAGCTTTACATCATTCCGGCTCTTTAGCGAACTTCTAAAAGCTCCTGGCTCGATAGTCTCGACAAATCCGCCTAGATCTTCGGAAGGCGAATTGAACCTTGCGGCATAGCCAACAAAGGTCATTCCTTCACCTTGTTGCCGAATCTCAAAATCGGCGTCAAAGTTTCTCTGCTGTTGTTTCATTAGCGCTCTTTCCTGCTCTGCTTCTAGTCTAGTAACAACACCTTCGGCATATGCTTGCGCACGCCGAGCAGATCTTTTGGAAATCCCTCCGCCCCAAAGAGCCATAGCTACAACTCCTGGCGATGGGAAGTTATCGGAGTTAGGGTTAGCATCGGGAGAATCTAGATCTACTATGTGCCTAGCAATCCAAGCGGCTATTCTCTTCCACTTATCGGCGGATACTGTTCCTTCCGCCATTAGCCGAGCTTCTCTAATAGTCCTATCGACTAAACCATCTCCGCCTAATCCCTCGGAATACCACTCGAGGCCTCTTCTCGCACTAGCGCGCATATAGCTAGGCGCTTCGAGATTTACTTGTCTAGTTTCATCTTCATCTAGATCATCGGGTTCATCCATTGGCTCTTCTAAAGGCGCTATCTTTGTTAGCGTTGAAAATTTATGACCGACATACACATCGGTATCATCCCATCCGCCTTCGACTCTTTGATAGATCTGAATCAAAGCGGCAGGATCATCCGGAGTGCCAGTAATTACAAGATCGGAATCTGGAACATTTATAGTTCCATCTCTTTCAATTTGAACAATTTCTCCTCGAGCGCGACCTCCGGAGCTATTCCAAGAAACATAGTCTCCAACCTCTAGTTCATTAGGTCTAGCTCTTTCTCCGCCTGGCTCTATCTTTTCCGCAATAGATACAGCTACCATTTGGTCGATAGCTGATTGCTTAGTAGAGTGGCATCCGATTACTTCGCCATCTTCCTTCTCGACTGCCCACTCCCCTTGAGCGCAATCGGGATTATTCTTTGAAATAAAATATGGCATTATCCAAGCCTCGCTTCTACAACTATTGTTCCACCTAAAGCAACTGCCGAGCCA